ATGCCAGAGACCACCGAGCGGCGCACCAAACCCAAGCGCCCGCCCTTCGTCCCGCAGCACACCATCACCGACGTGAACAAGCCGTCGCCGCGCCGGATCTTGGAAGCCCAGGAGACCGTGCTGCGATGGATGGCCGAACGGCGCGCGCGGCAAGCCGCAGAGGCAGCAGAGAAGTCGGGCATCTAGCCCGTACGCACGAACGGGTCTCGAAAGCGCCAACCTTCGAGACCCGCAGTTCAACCCGCCGAAGTGCAACCTTCGGCCAGTCTATGAAAGGGAACCGCAGTGTCTACCTCAGCCCCTCTCCCTCATTCTACCCCACCACCTACTCAACGGCCACGAACGCCGTTGGTTACGTGGGAGCCCGATGATTTTCGCGGCACCACCTTTCCCATGCCGGTGCGTTTCGTCCACCCGGAAACCGGCGTCCCGTTGGTCATCTTCGAGATAGGGCCTGACGGCTACACCCAGGCCAGCTTCACGCATCGCGAAACCGGGGTGCCGGTGGCCGAGATCTGCACCACCCCGAACGGCGCGCAAATCTCCGTCTGCAATCGAGACAGCAAGCCGCTGGCGCGGATGGCGGTCACCCACTCCGGCGAAGGCGGGGTGGTCAACGTCTACTCTGCGACTGGAGATGGCGGAGCCGCTATGATCGCGGATGAGATGGGCGGCGAAGTGGAGGTGATGGGCGCCGATGGCAGGCTCGGCGCCGCGCTGACGACCACTCCCGAAACGGGGGACGGTGAGCTCCTGTTGCAGGATGCCGCGGGGATCCGCTCCACGCAGACGCGAGGTGACCTGCTCTCGGCGCCCGAAGAGCCTGTCAGTAAGCCCGCCGCCAAGCCGGCGCGGTGGCGTCCAGCTTCGCGCAACACTTCCGAGCCCGCACCCCTCCCCGCGGTGCCGCTAATGCGGCTTTTGGCGCAGGTGTCGCAGTTCGGCGACGAGCGGCCACCACTCTATCGGCCGGAGCTGCAACAGTGGGTGACCTGGCTCCACTACGACGCCACGTCCACAGCGCAGATGATCCGCGACGAGATCAAGCGCGTCACCGGTCGAATACCGGAACACCCCGGCGATGTGGCCAACGCGGTGTTGCTCTGTCACTACGGCGGCACAGGCGGACTGCGACACGGCGGGCCGGGGCAACCGCATTACCTGGAGTTCGAAGAGGGGAACCGAGCGGTCTTGTTCGCGCAGTGCGACAAGCTGGACGAAACCCCACTCGATCTCCTGGAGGCGCTGGGCTGGGGATTGCTCGCCAATGCCGAGTGTTGCGGTTCGCATCCCGTAATCATCGGCGCCGCCGCGCGCCAGGCCTTTGACGAGTTGCTGCATGAGATCGTGGCGCCTGCGGTCAAGGTGTTCCGGGACACGCTGATTCTGGGCACTGCGGAGGCTGCCGCGTGACCACCACCCCGCGCAAAGTCCCCCGGCTGGTGGAACTCGTCCCGCTACACGAGCAGGAGACACTACTCGGCTACCTGGTGCGGCTGGATCGGTTCCAACGCTTGTTACCGGCCCGGCATCCAGGGGAGCGGGATTTACTGCAGATACCAATGCCATCGCGGGGGTGCGCGCTGTATCTGGCGAGTCGGTATCCCCAGGTGCACGTCCTTGAGACGTCCGGGAAGGAGCCCTTCTTCGCCTTCGTGGGCGACACGCTGTGTCTGGCTTACCCAATGCAGCCGCAGGATGACCCGGCGCTCTGTTACGCGCTGGAGTAGGTCGCGACGGTGATTGATGGGCCCGGCCTCCCTAAACGGCCGGGGCTGACGCGGCAGTGGTGCCGATAGGTGTCATTTGACATTTGTTACCAGGGTTCGACCCCCTGGCGTCGGGTGGAGGGCAGAGAAGCATGGCGGCAACGCAAGACGACGGCGTGTTGGTCGGGGTGGTGGAGAAGAACTCTCGCGGCGAGGAGGTGCGCGTCTACACGAGCATGTTCAACGGCGCGCGCTTCTGCGACATCCGGACCTGGTATCCCGCGGACGGTGGGGAGATGCGGCCTGGTAAAGGCGTGCGGTTTCGGGCGGACCTGCTGCCCGAATTGCTGCCGCTGCTGCACAGCGTGGCGGAAGGCGGTGAGCAATGAGCGCGCCTCGCCTCCGGTTTCTGCGGGACGAGTTCAGCGAGCTCGCGGCCGCGGAGTGGATTTCTCTCGTGACTTCAGTACGGGCATCGGTCCGGGCCGGATGTGTCCGCCCGGTGGACGTGCTGGTCTACACTTCGGCCTACTGGCGGACCCAACTACATAGCCCGGTCTCCGATCCGACCGAGCGCGATATTGCCCGCGTGCTGCTGCGGCTGCTACGCGAGCGACGGGCCGACCTGCATCCGGTCGCGGAAGTCATCCTGGCGGAAGCGCCCAGCCGGAGGCTGCATGGCCACCGGTAACGCGAAGTGGGTGGGCGGCGGGGTGAGCCTTCAGGACTTCTTTGATAACGAAGTACTGCCTCGCCTCAGCGCCGAGCTGGTGTTCACTCACCCGGCGCATGGCTTCCAAAAGGATCCGGACAAGTGGAAGGGCGGGTGTCCGCGCCACCAGTCTCGGAGCGGCACTGCGTTTTACCTTGACCCGCACACTTTAATCTGGCGTTGTCCTGCCTGTGACGCTGGCGGCGGTCCGCTGCAATACGATTATTGGGTGGCCGGCAAGGGGGCCTCCCCGCGGGGACAGGACTACGTTGACGCCGTGGCCGATCTGGCGCAGCGGGTTGGGCTGGAACTCCCCAAGCGTGAGCCGAACCCAGAGCGAGAGGCGCGGGAGCAAGCCTGGGAAGCCCGCCGTTCCATGCTGGTCACCGTGATGCTGGTCACCCAGGCAGCGCTGTGGGACGAAGAGAGCGATGGGGCCTTAGAGGCGCGCACCTTCTTACACGGCCGCGGGTTCACCGACGAAGCCATCCGGGAACTCGGCTTCGGCCTGTTCCGCCGGTCCAGTGACGTGAAGGACGCGCTGACCGCGGCCGGCCACAGCCTGGAGGAGGCGAACGACGCGGGCCTGACCTGGAACCGGAATGCGGGCTTCATCATCATCCCGTGGCTGGACGAGCGCGGGCGACCGTTGAGCCTCTACGGCCGCTACTTCCGCCAGACCCCGCCGCTGATGAGCGAGCATTACGGGTGGAAGTGGAAGCGAAATCAGCTACGGGAGAGGTGGGAGCAAGCGGACGCAGCCACCCGCGGAGAGTGGCTCGAGCCACCGGTCCCCAAGACGATCTCGCTGCCTGGCGAACTTACCAAAGCCAGCCCGCTCTATCTGGACCGCGCGCGGCACGCCGGCCACAAGCAGTTGATCCTGGTCGAAGGGGTATTCGACGCTGCCATTCTCCAGGCCCGCGGGGACCGGCGCGTGGTGGCGTGCGTCGCCGCGCAGCTCTCGAAGGAGCAAACACTCACGCTCCAGCGGTGCAAGATCGAGCAGGTAGCTATCTGCCTTGATCCGGACTCGGCCGGGGACTCCGGGACCCTGTCCTGTATCAAGGCCCTGGACTCCGTCGACATCACCTCCTACGTGGTGCCGCGTTTGCCGGACGGGAAGGACCCAGACGAGTTCGTGTTAGCGCACGGCATGGAAGCCTGGGACGCACACGTGGGCGAGAGCATCCACTCTTACCGCTACCAGGCCCGGCTGCTACTGGACCGGCACCGTTCCGGCGACCGCTGGACCGACGCGGGGCGCGCTGCGGTAATGCAGGCGGCGGTGGCGTTCATGGAGAAAGTGACGAACCCGGCGCGCCGGCTGGAGCTGGACCGCTTCTTCCTGGACGAGATCCACGAGGGCGCCGGCATCAAGCGGGACGCGGTCACGTCGCAGGCGCGCGCCAACACTCCGACCAACGCCAACCTCCAAGAGCTACTGGACGAGGCGGTGGCTGCGCCGCCGGATGACCAACAAGCGAAGCTCGAGGAACTGGTGGCGGCAGTCGCCTCCTCCGCAATCCTCGCGGACCAGTGGGGCGAACGGGTCAAGGGCGCCAAGCTGTGCACGAAGACGGCGTTCCTCGATCAGGTCGACCAGCACAACCGGCAGCGGCGGAGACAGGCCCGAGCGCACGCGCAGAGCGAAGAACACGCCGGGTTAGCGGCCGACCAGTCCGGCCCGCTGATTGACGCGGATGACGGGGACCTGGCGCGCGTGGCGGGCCTCGCTTGGCAAGCCATCCATGAGGCCAATGACCCGCCGTTCCTGTTCCGGCACGGCGGGATCGCGGTCCGGCTGGAGACCGACGACCACGGGCTGCCGGTCATCCGCACCGTCACCCAGGACCGGCTGTGTCACGTGCTCGCGCGGGAGATCCGTTGGTTCCGGGAGCACCCGGAAAGCGGGGAGCAACTGCCGGCCCATCCACCAGATCGCACCATCCGTGACATACTAGCCACCCCCAACATGCCATTGCCGAAGCTGGCGCGGATCGTAGAGGCGCCGGTGTTCGCGCTGTCCGGGGCGCTGCAGACCGAGCCCGGCTATCACGCGGCCGGGTGCACCTACTACGCGCCGGCCAAAGGGTTCATAGTCCCGGAAGTGGCGCACCAACCGACACCGGCCGACGTGGCGAGAGCCCGGGACCTGCTGGTGGTGGAGCTGCTGGGCGACTTCCCGTTCACCACGGACGCGGAGCGCGCCCACGCGGTGGCGATCATCCTCCTACCCTTCGTGCGGGCCTTCATCGCCGGCCCCACCCCGCTCCACCTGATCGAGAAGCCTTCCCCTGGCACTGGCGCCAGCCTGCTCGCGGACATCCTGACTTACCCGGCCTTGGGGCATCCGCTTTCCATGATGACCGAGGGTCGGGACGAGGACGAATGGCGCAAGCGGATCACGTCCAAATTGCGCACGGGGTGCGGCGTGCTGATGATCGACAACCTGCGGCGGCGACTCGACTCAGCAGCGTTCGCGGCGGCCATCACCTCCACCTTCTGGGAGGACCGGCTGTTGGGCTCGTCCGAGATGATCCGCATTCCGGTGGCCTGCGTCTGGATAGCGACCGGGAACAACCCGGGCCTATCCAGCGAGATCACCCGCCGCACGGTCCGCATTCGCCTGGACGCGAAGCGCGATCAACCCTGGTTGCGCGACGGCTTCCGGCACGAGGACTTGCGCGGCTGGGCGGCAGAGCACCGCGGGGACCTCGTATGGGCCGCGCTGACATTGGGGCGGGCGTGGCTGGCAGCGGGTCGGCCACAGCAACAGAAGCCGCGGCTCGGGATGTTCGAAGCGTGGTCCGGCATCATGGGCGGCATCCTAGCGGTGGCCGGCATTCCGGGCTTCCTGACCAACCTGGAAGAGTTCTACGAGGACACAGACACGGAAGGTGCGATGTGGCGGAACTTCGTCCAGACGTGGTGGATGAGCCACGGGGAAAGCGAGGTAGGGACTGCGGAGCTCTTCAGCCTGGCGGTCCACGTCGACCCACCGTTGGAGCTAGGGGACGGCAGCGAAAAGAGCCAGCGGACACGGTTGGGCAAGGCGCTGAAGTTCATGCGGGACCGGCACTTCAATTACACGACGGAAGAGGGTGGCGTGTTTACGCTGCGGGTGACAACGACACGAACCCACAACCGGGCGCAGCTCTATCGGCTGGTTCAGCGGGCGCAGGGTGAAATGAACGTTATGAACGTCAATGAACCTTTTCGGCCCTCGCCCCATGTGAGCGGAGTTCTCTCAGGTATGTTCGACAGTACCCCAGATTCCGACGCGACAGAGGATGCGGCAGAAAACGTTCATACAGGTTCATTAGGTTCATTCGCCATCGACCCCGAGCCGTTGAGCGACGATCTGGGCGACTGGAACGAACTGTTTCCCGGCACGGATGACGACGGCCCGAAGCACTGGCAGTGAGGTTACCGCAGTTTCACCACGCTCCTGCGTGCGCGCAGGGAGTTGACTTTAGCTAACGATGGAGGTTGAGCGGTGTACGGATTTCAGTTTAAGGAAGGACGATTGCAGCGTTGCGAGTTGGGGCCGGTCACGTTGCCCCCGTCGCCCTGGACGTACGAGCGGATCTGCGAGTTGGGCGCGCACTCACTGCAGACCGTGGAGTTGCAGCAGGGCTCGGTCTCGGTCGAAGTTTGGCGGGTTGTCGACAAAGGCGGCTCGTGGGAGTTCCTGTGCCGGACGGCCCTCGGACTGCATGAACAGTGGGTGTGCGTGGACGACTTCCTCGAGCTGGCAGGCTACCTGCGCTACCTGGCGCCGCTGCTGGACACGAGCGAGCGGACGGTGCAGGTCCAAGTCCACCACCCTGATGTCCAGCGGGCGTTTCAGGCCCGGCAGACCGGGAATCGACGCCCGCTTCCGGGTGGCGAGCAAGGGTGAGGAAGCAGTCGAATGGGGGAGAAGCGGAACCTCGATAATGTTACAAGTGGTCACGATAGCACGCATTATCCGTAGCACGAATGACGCGCAGTCAAGTTTGACCGGCGTGGCTTTTCGCCTCTCTGGTAGTAGTCGCAAGCATTGCCATTCAGGCAACGGGAGCCCGCGATGAGGGTTGGGAATCAGTGGAAGTTCCGCCGGGGCAAGTGGTCCGCGGTCGACTACGTCTGGCCGGACTACGGGGACGGCAGCGCCGACGATCTGCGCGACTTGGGATACACACACGTGTGTTCGTTGTCGTCCGTGTTGGACTGTGAGCAGGCGTTGGAGGCGTTCGTCTTCGAGGGCCGCGAACGGCGCCGCCGCAAGCGCTTCGGGGACGCGGAGTTCCTCGTCCAGCTTGTGGTGGACTGCACCGTCTACCACGTGTGGTGTCCCGACTTCGGCGACCTCGTCCAGGCGCTGTCCATCGTCGAGCCGTTGGTGCGCACGTCGATCCGGACGGAGACCCTGGTCCGCTTCCAGGAGTTGCGCGAGGAGTTGCAGCGGCTACAGGTCGAGATCGACCGCTGCGAGAGCGGCCGGGACTGGACCCAGGAGGAGGCACCGGCCCGCGGGGATATGGGGCGCTGGCTGGCTACCCGGCTGGGAGCACCCCAGGCATGAGCCAGCCGTTCTGGAAGAGCGCCGCCGACCTCCGCGACGCCCCGCTTGCGCCTGGTCGACCTGAACGACGACGACGGCCACGCAGCCGCATAGCGTCGGTATAGCGCTATCGATTCCGCCGTTATCGTGCGGCGGCTGACCCGTGCTCGCGAGAGCACCTAGACGAGAAAGGACCTGACCTGTGAACAGTTTCAGATTCCATCATGTGACCGAAGGTGATGTGGCGGAATGCCCGTTGACCGCGGCGGAGAAGGCCACCCTGAAAGCCTACTTCGAACAGCACCAACTCCCCCAAGAGCTGGCACCGCTACTGGCCGCCGCAGTGGTCTATGGCCGCGGTTTCGACCACCCGGATGGCTTCAGCATCTTCGCCCCCGCAGCGCTCGATGCCGTTAACGCCCGGATTGGGGAGACGGCCGGCGACTTCTTCCGCCACCTGATGAAGCCCGATTACAGCGACCACGTGGAGTCTGGCTGTCTGGAAGCCGCCGCTTAGTGGTCCTCTGCGCCCACCTGCGAACGGTTCGCAGGTGGGCGACGGACCTGTCACCGACCCCCTGCCCCGGAACGACGGAGGACCCTGGAATGGAAACGAAGATCGGAGGGCGCACAGATGTGGCAGCTTGAGGAACTGGAAGGGATCATCGCCGAGACGAACGACATCGAGGACGCCATCACGGCCCGCCACGCCGAGGGCTACCTCTCCGATCGACAGCACGCGGAGCAACTTGAAGTGCTGCGGGCCATCCGCGACCAGCGATTGAGCATCCCGCAGTTGCGGCGGGTGTTCATCCGGGAGGCTGTGAAAGGCGAGGCGACCATCCGTTGGCTGGAGACGGCGCGCGCCGGCAAAGGCTTCAACGAGACAGTGGCGGACATTGATTGGCTGTGCGCGCAGCGCCTCGGAACGAACGGGTGGGTGCACGAGACCATCCGACCGGAAGTGCAGGCGTATCGCTTCCCCTATGGCGAGGACCTCCACGTGTTTCGGGATGAAGACCGGCGGGTGCTGGCGATCCTCGATCACCGCGAGCGGCAAGAGCCCTACCCCGGCGCGTCTTGGCCGGCCGGCTGGTACTACGTCCTGTATGTGGACCCGCGCTGGGATCGGGGCCCAGACCGCGGCAAGTGCCCAGAGTTGATCGATTGGAGCATCCGCACCCTGCGGCCCTTCCGGCCTTATCGGCAGCCCGGCGGACGCCACGACCTGGAGGCGTACGTCCGGGCTGAGCACGCGGGCTCAGCCCTCCAACTCGCCCGAGCCCGGCAGTTGGTGCGCCTTTGCGCTGCTGCGGAGCACGGCGCCGACCTGGACGACGAGGACGACGACGTACGCCGGTGGTGGAGGTAGGACGTGCAGGGATTGCTACAAGAGCGGGATTTCGAATGGCTGGCTGCGGAGTTGGGCCTGGAGGCCGGGACACCGGAACACACGGCCTTGCAACTCCGCTGCCTCTATGGCCTGGACGCGACTGGCATCGCGCGGACCATCGGGATTAAGGACGCGGACGCGCAAGCGTTGCTCGATCTGGTGTTCCAGCTCTGGCAGGCGCGGGCGCGTCAGGCCGGGTCGCTGAAGTGGTATCGGGAGCTTTTGGAGGTGATGCAGGGAGCTCCCTCCGGTAACCCACCTACACCTATCATCGGCTTCGACAAGCACTATCCCAATGACCCCGCGCATGCCCACCGCGTGGCGATCCGCGCCCGGGTGGTAACTGCGGAGGACCTGGCGTTTGGGGAAGACGCGTGGCGGGACGTTAGCCCGGTCGAGGCAGCGCAGCGGGGGAAGAAGGCCCGCCGGCTGAAGCGGCAGAAGAAGGAGCGTAAGTCATGATCAGCGGACCTCCGGGAGCAGAGCGTGGGACCGTCGAACAGGTGGCTTTGGAAGCGGGGATGACGGCACGAGAGGCGCAGGTGTTCTTGCTGGCTACGGGCGACGGGCTGGACTATCCCGCCATCGCCACGCGTCTGGGAGTGAGTCCGGTCACCGTACAGTCGCTAATCAGCAAAGGGCGCAAGAAGCTCCTCGCAGCGCATCGAAGCTCGACCGTGCGAGACCTGGCCGAGGTGCGTGAAGAGTGGAACGCCGGGCCGGATGGGTGGCCCTCCATGAGACGCAAAGGAGGCGCGGCAGATAACCGCTTGACAATCAAGTAACGTATCGCTCATACTCAGCTCGGTAGATTTGCGCCTCGTCCTCCGCGACGAGGCGTTTTCGCGTACGACCGCAGGCACCACGCCGCGGTCGTTTGTCGTTTCTGGAGCGAGACGGATGGCACAGGAACCGATTGGCGGCCCTACCTGGGCGGCGGCGGGGTCCATCGGAACCGCGGCCGTAGTCGGCTTCTGGCACTGGTTGCGCAACCGCAACAAGCTGGACGACGCCACGGCCTCCTCCATGATCCGCAAGCTTTGGAAGCAGAATGAGCAACTCAACGCCAAAGTCGAGGCGTGCGAAGTCAGCCACCGAGAGTGTGAGGTGCGCGCTGGGCGGCTGGAAGTCGAGGTGCAAGGGCTCCGGGAAGACCTGAACGATTTGCGCGGTCGTCTGGATCGTGCTGGACTACGGGAGTGACTACCATGAACCCATTCAAGGACATGCTCGGCGGCATCCTCAAGAACTTCGACGGCGAGGAGCTGTTCGCGGAGTTGGCGACCAAGGCGACCGCGGCCGTGGCGAAGAAGCCGCTCTCCGGCTGCTTTCAGAAGATGAAGGTCGAAGGCCGCAAGACGCTCGCTGGCAAGGCTCGTCGCTTCGCGGATGCGTTGGAAGCCGGCGAGTGTGACAAAGCCGCAGACGTCGCCGCAGACGTCATTGACGACATCAAGCTACGCTAACGATGGCCGAACTGACCGACCTCCAACAGCGCACCCTCCAGGTGGCAAAGCGCTTCATCGGCGCGTCCGAGAACCAGGGACCGAACCGGGGCACGCGGATCGCGCCCTTTCAGCTCTGGTTCGGCAAGTGGCTGTTGGGTCAGCCTTGGTGCGCGGCCTACGTCATCTACTGCTGCGAGATAGCCGCGAAGGAGCTGGGCCTGCCGCGGACCGTGCCGAAGTATGCGAGCTGCTCCTTGATCTTCGCGTGGGCGAAGCAGAAGGGCCGGCTGCTGGACCACCCGGAGCCGGGCTGCATCTTCCTGGTGCGCCGCGGTGGCCAGGGTGACAGTGACGGGCGCGCGGACCGCGGCAAGAGCCACATTCACACCGGCTTCGTGCACGGCGTGGAGAGCGACAATCGGTTGCTGACCGTCGAGGGCAACTTCGGGAACCGGGTGGCGTGGAACCGGCGGTCAGCCGCGGGCCTGGACTTCGTGAGGATTTGACGGTGGCTGAACCAGAGATCGAGCCGAGCCCCGCGTCCACCCCCTACGAGCGCCTCTCCGGTCACCGCAAGCGGTTCGTAGACGCCTACATTGGCCCGGCGAACTGCAACGCCGCGAAGGCGGCACGGCTGGCGGGATATGCCGAGGCCAGCGCCAAGGTGCAGGGGCATCGGAACCTCCAGGTCCCGGAAGTAAAGGCCGCGATCAGCGAACGCCTGGACGAACTGGCGATGCCGGCGAAGGAAGTGCTCGCGCGGTTGACGGGCATCGCGCGGGGGAGCCTCGGCGACTTCGTAGAGGTGCTGCCCGAAGGCAAGTGGCGCCTGGATTTGGAGCGCGCCGAACGCGAGGGATCGCTCTATCTCATCCACGAGTTGAGCGAAACGGAGCACGGACCCAAGATCAAACTCCACGATCCACTGACCGCGCTGCAGTTGTTGGGCAAGCACCATCGCCTCTTCATCGACAAGACGGAGGCCGAGGTGAAGGTGACCGGCTTCGAGGGGTGGACCGTGGAAGAGTTAGAGACCTATGCGAGCACTGGCCAGCCACCCAGCCCACGGAGCGCTGTCTCGAGCCATAGCACGACAGGAAGCGGAGCGTAAGCGCGCGGACGGGGGCATCGAGTATTGGTCGCCAGCCAACTCCGACCAGGCGAAGGCGATTGCGCACCCTGACAACCTGCTGCTCATCGGCGGGAACCAGTCCGGCAAAACGTGCACCGGCGCCGCGAAGACCATTCGCCGGATGTTGGGGCTGGATGGTCCGGTAGCGAGCCGGGTCTGGTGCGTCTCGCAGTCGCTACCCGGGTCCGAGGATAAGCCACACGTACAGTTGGATACGGTCAAGCAGTGGATGCCGAAGGACGCGCTGCGAGGCGGTTCGTGGGCGAAGAGCTGGTCACCGGGCGCGCGGGTGTTGACGCTGGCGAACGGGCAGAAGGCCGAGTTCAAGAGCTACGATCAGGACCTGCTCTCCTTCGAGTCCGCGGCGGTGGACTACATCTGGTTCGATGAGGAGCCGACCCGCAAAGAGATCTTCACCTCCTGCCTGCTGCGCCTGGTAGCCCGCGGCGGTCGCTGGCTGATGACCCTGACGCCGGTGCTCTCGCTGCAGGGCAAGGGGGCCATCGCGGAACAGCTCTGGGACCGGCGCCACGAACCAGACGTCGATTATCAGTGCGTCCAGCTTTACACCGGCGACAACCCGCACCTGCCCGCGGTCGAGGTCGCGAAGCTCTCGAAGCTGCCGCCGGAGGAGCAGCAGGTCCGACTTTACGGCGCTTTCGCCCGGCTGGGGGGACGCATCCTCTCGGAGTTCGATCCGCGGCGGCATCTGGTGCCCGACCACCTCCCGGACCTCTCCTTGCGGCACTTCCTCATCATCGATCCGGGTTGGCACGTAGCGGGGCATCTGTTCGCCGCGGTGGACACGAAGGGGCGCATCGTCCTCTACGCCGAGCATTACGCGCAGCAGGAGGCCATCCCGCACCGGATGGCGGTGCTGCACGGGCTTTGGCAGGCGTTTGGCAAGCCAGATTACGACGTGATCGGGGACGCGGCGGCCTTCGCGCGCACCCGTCAGGGTGGGACCGATAAGGTGCTGCCTTCCGACTTCGATGAGTATCAGGTGGCCGCGGACCGGCTCGGCGCGACCTGGTTCCGGCCCCGTCCCTGCCAGAAGGGCGACGAGATGGCGTACCGCGTCAAGCGGTATCTCCAATACGACATGCTCACGGTCTGCCAGGGGCTGGCGAAGTGGCGCTGGGAGCAAGAACGCTGGGTGCGACAGCAGGACCGTGGTGGTCCGGCAGCGTCAGAGCGGGCGGTTCCGGAGCGGCCGGTCAGCCGGAACGACCACCTGATGGACTGCACTCGCTACCTGTGCAACGAACTGCCCGAACCGGAGGCGCCTCCGGAGGATCAACGACGGGACCCGCGGGCGGAGCACTGGCAGGCAGAGTTAGCCGCCATAGAAGGCACCGGACCGAGGGACATCGTGTGATGGCGGAAGCATTGGCGCTGGCGATCCTCGCCGCCTGGATGTGGCGCGAGCGGGAGAACGCGCGCGAACGCCAGGCGCTGCTGGAGAAGCTTACCGGGGCGCAGTTGCTACCAGCCAAACCAGAACCGGTGGTAACCCTACCTCCGGCCTACGGCACGGACGCCTACGAGTGGGAGATCGAGCAGGAACGGAAGGGACTATGAACCTGGGCTCGATTGCACAGTCGTTAGGCATTGGCGGGGGACCGCGGCAAACGGCGTCGAAGGAAGCGCCCGCGGGCCAGCCGGCCGGCGATTCTCTGGCGCTGGTGAACGACCGTTTCCGCTACGCTCGCGACGCCAAGCTGCCGATGCTGGAGACCTGGGCGACCTCGCTCGCGTTCTTCGCGGGGGAGCAGTGGCGCAAGTGGGACGACAAGCAGCGCCGGATGGTGGTTCAAACGCGGATCCCGAGCTGGCGCGTGCTGCCGGTGTACAACCAACTCCCCGGGATCACGGACATGGCGGCGGCGAAGCTCTCGCGCAGCCGGCAGTTGCCGCGAGCCCGTCCGGACGACGCGAATGACCCGCAGGACCAGAGGCGGGCCGAAAAAGGGACGCAGGCCCTGCACGAGTGGTGGCACCGGGAAGGCCTGGAGCTGCTGGAGCACGAGGCGAACGTCGGCCGCATCATCCTGGGCTGCAGCTTCTTCCATCTGTATTGGGACCCGCGGCAACTGGCGAAGATTCCCGTGCCGGACCCGTTCACCGGGCAGGTGAGCACGGAGTATGCCCCGGTGGGGCAGTTGTGCGTCGAGGTGCTGACTCCGTTCGACGTGTTCCCCGAGCCGGTGGAGCACTGGCGGGACGTCTCCTGGTGCATCATCGCGCGCCGGAGACCGCTCCACTGGTTTCGCTCCACGTTCGGCGAGAAAGGCGCGAAGGTAGAGGCCGACCGCGGCGACTTTGAAGGCGTCTTCACCGGGCTGATACCGGGCCTGGACGAGGCCGTGAACGCGGCGCCGCCCACCGGCGACGGAATGGCGACCCTCAAGGCGTACTACGAGGTGCCCTGCGCGGAATATCCGCAGGGGCGGACAATCCTGGTAGCCGGCGAGCAGGTGCTGTTCGAGACGAATAGCCTGCCGCTCCCATTCCGCGGGCTGAAGAACCCGCTGCCCGTCAAGATGATGGGCTATCGGCACGTACCCAAGCGGCTTTGGCCGAAGGGTTTGATCGAGGAGTGCATCTCGCCGCAGTTGGAGCTCAACCGGGCGCGCGGCAACATCTCGGAGTGGCTGCGGCTGTTCCGGGGTCCGAAGTGGTTCCTGGATCGGGCCTGGAAGGTGAACGCGAAGGCGATCACCAGCGCGCCCGACGAGGTGGTGGAAGGTGACTTCCGCGGCGCAGTGCCGCAACCGGTGATGCCGCCCGCGATGCCGCAGTGGTTGGTGACGCTGCCCGGTTCCGAACGCGAGGAAATGCGGCACCTGGCCGGGCAACACGAGGTTTCCGAGGGCACGGTGCCCTCGGGGGTATCCGCGGCTTCCGCTATCCAACTCTTGCAGCAGAGCGAGAATACCCGCCTCTCGTCTCCGGCGCTGCTGGGGAAGGCCGGTCTCGAAGATACGGCCAAGCACGCGCTGACTGTGATGGCGGAGCGCTACCGGGAGCCGCGGGTGCTGGCGGTGCCGGGTCGCGGGAAGGCACAGGTCACCCAGACGGTACAGGGGAGCGAGATTGGGCCGCTGGAGGTGGTGGTCGAGCTGTCCGCGGGGGTCGAGGATAACGACGCCATCCGCCAGCAGCAGTTGTTCGACTGGCTGAAGGCGGGGCTGCTGGAGATCGTAATGAGCCCGATGGGGCCGATTATGCTCCAGATGCTTCGGGAAGTGGGCGAGAGCTGGATCGCGGATCTGATTGAGCAGCGGCTGCCCGAGATCCAACAGCAGATTGCCGAGCAGCAGACCAACCAGCAGTTGACCGAGCAGGAAGCCAGGGCCGGAGACCAGGAGGCGCAGGCCGCGGAAGCGGAGGCGCAGCGCGAGCACGAGGCAGGACTCGCGCGAGACCAGAACGAGGCCGCGATGCTCCGTCAGGCGGTCCAGGCGATGGCGAAGAGCAGGCAGTAGGCCAGGGGGACACAGATGGACGACGAGCAGGTAGTGACTTCGGAACCGGGTAGCGAGAGCGAGGCAGCCGCGGAGTTGGAACCCCAGGATTGGGGCGATTGGCTGGAAGCGCAAGCCGGCTGGGGCGGAAATGAGCCCGCGGCGGAGCCGGTGGGCGGCGCGCAGGTGGCCCCGGTCGCAGAGCAGCCGCAGGAACCCGAGGAGACACAGCCCGGCGTGGTTTCGGCCTGGCAACCGGCCCTGGAACTGCTCCAGCAGCTCCAGGTGGACCCGGCGGCGTTCGTGCAGCATCTCCAGCGCCAGCAAACCCTCACGCAGGGGCAGCAACCGCAGGCACCGCAGACCCCGGAGGACCGGTTCGCCGCCTGGCTCGTGGAGCACGAGGTGGACCCGGACGGCTGTACCCGCGCGGAACTGCTCTCGCTGCAAGGCGTGTGGCAGCAACAGGAGATGTTCGGCGCACTGCAAGCGCAGCAGGAGCAGGCGCAGGAGCAGGCCATGCGGGCGCAGTGGCAGTCGGACCTCCAGGGGTTGGAGACGGCGCACCCGGCGTTCAGGAACCCGGTGCTCCGAGATGCGGTGCTGAACACGTACGAGAGCCGTTACGGCATCGAGCCGAACGCCGAGCGCTTGTTGGCGCTGGCAGCCGAGCAGGCGGGAGCGATGGAGGCGCTTACCCAGGCCAGGCTAGCCGAATACCAGCAGAAGAAGGGGGCCGACGCGTCGTTCCCGGTGATTGCGGGCGGGAATTCTCCGCCGGCCACTACGGCGCCGGTGGACTTCCACCAGTTGAGCCCCACGCTGCAGCAGGAGTATCTGGAGACCCATTTCGCCGCCACGAGCGGCGCGGGCTTTTGACCGGGAGCAGGTAGGATTGTCCGCCGTCAGGGCGGTTGAGGGAGATCGATCATGTCAACGAATTTGACGACGTTGGACAGCCTCACGAAGAACGTTTACCTTCCGGGGCTACCGAACTGGGTGAACCTTCGCCGGCCGTTGTATGGGCGGCTGGAAAAGGTGACGAAGAAGCAGCGGTTCCGCGGCCGGAAGTTCATCTTTGCGGCGCAGGATGGGCTGCCGCAGGGAGGCGGCGGTATCGCGGAGAGCGAGACGCTGCCGACCGCGGGCCATACTTCCGTCGTCAACATGGAGTTGGCGATGAAGTACCACTACTACGTGGCACGGCTCTCGGCGCAGGTAATGGACGCGGCGAGCAGCGACGTGGGCGCGTTCGCGGACGCGGTGAAGACGGAGCTGAACGGGATTCGCAACCAGCTCGAAGAGGACCTGGCTGTTAACGGGCTCTTCGGAGACGGCTCGGGCGCGATTGCGGAGGTGGCATCCTACTCCAGCGCCACGCTTACCCTGAAGACGCAGCCGGTCGTGGGGCAGAACGGCTCGCGGAACCTCCGCAAGAACATGTACGTGCAGAGCTGGGCGGGTAAGTCCGGCGGGACGGTGCAGGCCGATCACCGGTTGATTTCTGCCATTCCCAGCACCAGCACGGCGACGGTTCCGACCAGCGCGGGGTTCGTCGCGAACGACTACGTGTTCCGCTCCGTGGGAGCCGGCGTGGATCCGCGCAACAAGGTGGTGATGGGTCTGCGCGGCATCGTGGACGACGGCGGGGTGGTGGACAGCTTCCAGAACCTCTCCCGGACCACGAACCCGAGCCTCAAGTGCAACGTGCTGGGTAACAGCGGCACGCTGCGGGCCTGGACGCCGGACCTGATGGACGAGGCGGCGATGGAGAGCGCACTGAACGGCGGCGGGAAGTCGCCCAGCGCGATCTACTCCCCCATCGAGATCCAGCGCCGGGCCGCGGCCTACCTGCGCACGGATCGGACCTATGACATGTCCATTAAGACGCTGGACGGCGGTTACAAAGGCGTCACCTGGACCACTCCGGACAAGCAGATTCCGTGGTTCTGGGATCGCTACTGCATCCCTAACCGGGTGGATTTCGTGTGCGAAGAGGACCTGTTCCTCGCCATCCAGCAGGACGTGGGCTTCGCGGACAACGACGGTCGGATGTGGCGCTACACGGACCGCAAGGACGAGGTGGAGGCCTGGCTGCGGACCTGGCGCAACCTGGGGGCGCGGGCGTGTAACAACCACACGAGCCTGCGGGACATCAGCCACACCCTCTAATAGCGAGGGCAGAGGAGAGATGGACGGCGGACCACCTTTCGGGGTGGTCCGTTCTGCTTTAGCACTTTGCGGGAGGGTGTGATGGGACAGAGACTGGATCAATATGACCCGGCGGCGGCGGCCTATCCGCTGTGGGGTGACGGCGGCGAGCGCGGGACGCTGCGGGGGCGGATCATCGACCCGAAGTCGATGTTCTATAGCGGCATCGGGGACGTGAACGCGCAGTTGGTGGGCGGCGGCGCTGCAGGCGGCACGGCTGGGGACCGCAATGTGGTGACGGTGATGAGCCCGATCCCCTACTTCGAGGAGTGGTTCATCGAGGGGGCGGGGCAGACCATCAAGTACCCGGTTCCGGTGGCGGGCGGGTTGGATATCACGCTGGACGCCACCAACAACGAAGGCCACCAGGCGGTGATTGGCGGGCTCTCGAAGTTCGGAGCATGCGCGTTCACGGTTGGGACGCACGCCTGCTTCCTGGAAGGAGAGTTCACGCTCAACGACATCACGGGGACGGACTGGTTTGGCATCGGTTGGCGGAAGCACGAGGCGTTCACGGCCACCGTTACCGACTACACCGACTTCGCCATGGTCGCGTGCGTGGCGGCATTGGGCTTGCTGCGGCTGTACACGGATCTTAACGATTCCGGGACGCCTACGAGCACCTCCACGGGCGTTACGATTGTAGACCAGACGCGGTTCAAGCTCCGCATCGAGGTGGCGCTGACAGGCGTGGTGACGGTCTACGTCAACGGCGTCAACGTTACCCCGGCGGTGTTCACCTTCGACGCGGGAGACGTGATCGTCCCCTGGCGTCGCTTGTTGCACGATACGGACGTGGCGGAGGCCACGGTGATGCACCGGTGCGAGGTAGGGCTCCTGGGTGAGACGAAGGCCATTCTGCCGTAGCGACGGCTGACAACGAGAGAGATGCGGACGGGCTGCCCTGCGGGGTGGCCCGTTTTGCATGGAGGCAAGATGGGACAGCGAGCAGACAAACTACTGAAGCCACGGCTCAACTCCGTGCGCGCCCGGGTCCGCGTGGGAGTGATGGCGGACGGTGGCAGCACCGTGGGCAGCGCGGACATGCCCGTGTCCATTCCGGCCGGGGCGCACGTCCTGGCGACTCAGGTGAAGGTCCTGGCCGGGTTCATCGGGGACACGTCCGCGACGATTCAGGTCGGCGACGGCACTGATGTAGACCGTTACACCACGGGCACGCCGTCCGTGTTCACGACGGCTCCGGAAGGGGTCGACGTGGGCGTGCCGTCCGGTGTGCGGTACCACACCGCCGCCAAGACGCCGAAGGTGACCATCACGAGCGGCTCCGATTGGGGCCTGGTGACGGCCGGCGAGGTGGAAGTCGTTATCGCGTTCCTTGAGTTCGGGATCTAGGAGGCGGGATGGTAACACCGACCGGCGGAAACCAGGGCCGCGTATTGCCGCAGTGGCTTGCCACCACGGACCCCGAAGCACTCCGGGGCACGCAGCGTCTGCGGACGGTGGACCGGAACCTAATCGTGGGGCTGGATCGCCGCCGGGGGGTGTTCCAGGTCTGGGGCCCGTCCCTCTCCAGTGGGGGCTGGGTGCCGATCTGCGACTGCCAGGACGACGAGGGGCGGCCGTTCCGCGGTTTCGTGCCGTGGGACTTGATCGCCGCCGCGCTCATCCGGGCCAGGGAGGGTGAGCTGTCCGCCGACATCGTGGAGCGGCACAACGAGCGGCTGTACGCGGACGAGGACCGACGCGTGGACGAGCGGACCGCGGACGGGGCCGAATTCTATGCCCGGGCCGTGGCCGGCGAGCGCGAGGGCTGGGGCCGCTTCGCTGCGGAAGATGTGGAAGCGGCGTACCTCCGGCAGGTGCTGGGGGAGAAGCCCGAAGCGCAAGGGGTGGTGCACTCCCTGCCGGGCAAGTAACGGATTGAGCGAGACCTGAAGGAGGACCGGAGATGGAAGGGCACGAGCTTTTTACGGTACGAGCGAGAGACGGGCAGGAGAAACGCTGGCAGTGGGATAGCCGGCAGTTCCATCTCCCGGCGGGCGACACGGCGATCCTGCCCGCAGGGCCGGCCTTCCAGGCGGAGGCCTTCTTCACGGTCAAGGACGACTTCGGGGAGCGAACATCGTCCATCGAGATCGAGCCATATACCGGCGGCGCCACCCTGCGCCCGGTAGAGAAGCCGAAGTTTGCGGACGAGGACGGCACGGAGTACGGAAGCCTGCCGGAGCTTATCGCCGCGGTGAAAGAGCGGGTAAACGCGGAAGCGCGCCGGGTCACGCGTCCGGTAATCCCACCTTCCGACGAACTGGCGGAACTGCCTTACCCCGACCTGGTGAAGCTGGCCGGGGCCTACGAGGTGGAGGTCAAGTCAGACACCCGCAAGTCGCAACTGATCGAAGAGCTGGATGCCCTGCGCGAGGAGTAAGCCGTGAACCTGACGACGCTAATCCAAACGGCAAAGGGGCAGTACGGCCTGGCGCGGGAAGCGACCGAGGACGGGCTGTTCACTGATGCCGTGATGAAAGACGCGGTGAACGGCGCCCATAAGGAGTTCGCCGCGGTGGCGCGCTGCTACTACGCCACGCTCGCCACAGAGCTGGTGGCGGCGCAGGTCGCATATGCCCTCGACCCCACGGTGGTGGAGCCGGACATCTATACGATCCGCAGTCGAGCCGGGAACGCGGGCGACTGGACGATGCTGACGTTCAAGCAAAAGCGGACGCTGAACAAGGACCACGGGGCGCCGGAGAGCTGGGTCGCCGGCGCGCCCAGCCACTTCTTCCTGAGCCCGGGCAGCACGGCCGGGTCTGCGAAGCTGGTGAGCGTCTACCCGCCGCCAGCCGCCACGTACATCGTGACGAGCACGCTTGCCGAGGCGCTGGACAACTCCGAGACGGATGTCGACGTGGCGGATGGGACGCAGTTCGCCACGTCCCAAGTGATCCAGATCGAATCGGAGCAGATGCTCATTGGCAGCATCAGCACCAACACCCTCACCGTCACCCGCGGCTACGCGGGCACTACGGCGGCGACACACGCGACGGGGCTGCCGGTGCTGCGACCCGACAACCTGAAGTACGACGCCTGGGTCTATCCCTCGGACCTGGCCCAGACCAGCGACGAGCCGGTGCTCTCCGCGCACGAACATTGGCGGCTCATCCCGTGGATTTGCCACCGGATGGCGCTCATTGAACTGTCCCGCGGGCGACCCGGGGGCGCGGAAGCCCTGGTACAGGGCTGGTATGCGCTGGCAATCGATGTGGCCGAGGAACTGCGCGAGATCTATCGCCGCGGGATGGAAGAGCCGCCGCGGACGGCCAACGTCGGCGCCACCGCAGTGGAAGACGCGACCCTGCGGCGGATGAGCCTGCTGCGACAGCGGCGCGGAGGCGGGTAAGTGGCTACCTGGCGAGAGGTCTTCGACCGCGCGAAACGCCAGTACGGGCTGGCGACCGACGCGGAAGACCTGCTGCTGGTGGATGAGCTGTTCCGGGACCGGGTGAACGACCTGCTCGCGGAACTGGCGCAGGTAGGGGGTGGGTTTCGCGAGGAGTTCACCCTCAACCTCCCGCCTACCGCTCTGGTGGCGCTGTCCAGCCGGGTCATCCGCATTCAGGACGACACGCTCCGGCTGGATTGCGACGGCGACGGCGTGTTCGAAGTCGAGCCGAAGCGCGCGCAGGAAGCGGAGCTCCGGCTGCTTTGCGGCGTGCTGGAGAGCGTCCCGGCGAGCGTCCCGCAGTACTACTACACCCAGCGGGGCGGCGCCATCGGGGAAATGGTCCAGTTGGCGCTGCATCCGCGGAGCGCCACGGCACGGGCCGGCGGGATCAAGTTCTCGGCGCTGACCGCCCCGGCTCCAATCACGGTGCCGTCCGCCCTGAACGAGGCGCTGGACGATTCCGAGGTGGAGGTCACGGTGACGGACGGCACGCGGTTCGAGGCGGGCCAAACCCTCCAGGTCGACGCGGAGCGCATGCTGGTGACCGGCATCAGCGGTAACACGTTGACCGTTACGCGCGGGTCCAGTGGCAGCACGGCGGCAATTCACGCCACGGGCACGCGGATCGAGGTGTTGCTGCCGCTGCAACGGGCTGAAGAGCGGTTCCTGCGCTCCGGTATCTGTCTCGCGCTGGCGGAGGCGGAGCGGTCCCGCGGTGACCGGGGCGCGCCACTGGAGTTGTGGGACGCCCGGTGGGAGAAGGCGCTGAAAGACTACGCGGATCTGGTTGAGGATGGGCTGCGCGGTGAGACGCGCTCCGTTCAACACGTCGACGTCTACTGAAAGGTTCACCGATGGCTGATCGATACACGAGCGAACCGGGGCCGCGGAAGGTAGCCGGGGAGACTGACGGCGGGTTCACGGAGATTGTCCAGGTGCGCGGTGGCGCCGCGGATGGCGACCCGGTAGCCGGTAATCCGGTCCTGATCGCAGGTAAGGATGGCTCCGGGAACGCCCAGACGCTACTGGTGGGCACGGACGGCGCCATTCCCTTCGGGGGCCAGGCGGCGGACGGCGCGCCTGTAACGGGCAACCCGGTGCGGATCGGCGGCAAGGACGGCTCGAACAACACCCAGGACCTGTCTACGGACACGAACGGGCGCGCCAACGTCAACGTGGTGGACTCGCTTCCCGCCGGTGACAACAACATCGGGAACGTCGATGTGGTCACGCTTCCGGCGCTGCCCGCGGGCACGAACAACATCGGCGATGTGGACGTGCTCACGTTGCCTGCGCTCCCGGCCGGAACCAATAACATCGGCGACGTGGACGTGGTGACTCTTCCCGCATTGCCGGCGGGCTCCAATACCATCGGCGCTACGCTGGATGCGGGGCCGGCGTGGACCCCGTCGCGTGGTGTGGACGGCGTTCCGGTGGAGAGCGCCAACCTCAATTCCGCAACCGCAGTGACGGACGCCCCGACGAGCGGCCAGAAGCTGGTCATTGACGACGTGTTTGTGGGTGTTGACGCAGCCATGAACATCCTCTTCGAGACGGAGACCGGCGGCGTTAACCAACTTCGGGTGTACTTCCCGGGTGTGGGCAACTACCAATTCACTCCGCGCAGCAAATGGAAGCTGCCTACCGCGGACCAAAAGCTCACGGCGATAGCGTCCGCCGCGGGGAACGTATCCATCCTCGCCTTCTACCACTCCGAGGCGTAGGGCATGCCATACCCGATGGCGGCGGCGCGGCATCATGGCGGGCTGCTCTCGGTGGCCGCGTTCGCGCCTACGGATCTCCCCAACATCGTGCTGTGGGTGCGGCCGGAGGAGTTGTCGGCGCTGGCTGACGGCGACCCGATCACGACCTGGACGCATGCACCGGGCACCAGCAATGACCTGGCGCAGTCCGACGCGTCCCAGAAGCCGCTGTGTAAGACCGGCCTCCAGAACGGCTACCGTGGGGCGCGGTTCGATGGCTCGAACGACCGGTTTGACGTAGGGACTCCCTGGAATGCGGGGCCGTTTACGTGCCTGATGGTCACGAAAATGGCGGACAACGGCAACAACCGGGGTCCGTGGTTGGGGAACTCGTCCGGGGCCAGCGCGGCGTCCGGAGTGTTCGGGAATGACGCGGATCGCTACTTCCTTTACAACATGGCGTCGAGCATCAATGACAGTGCTCCGCAGACCAACACGATAGTCGAGGTTTACGCGTCCACCACTAACGCCGAGGTGCTGGAAAACGGCGGGTCGGTGGGCACCAAAACCGGGACGTTCGGCTCTCCGGTCAACCGGATCGGCCGGAACGGGTTCCTGCTGCGGCATTACTATGGGGACCTCATCGAACTGATCGTCTACTCGGACGAGAAATCCAGCGGGGACCGGACGTTAGTGCGGAACTACCTGAATGCCAAGTACGCAATTTACTAGGCGGGTGCTCATCATTGTGGCCGCCGCGGACGCGGCGCGGGCGAACGCAGCGGTGGCGCCGATCTCCGGCGGGCGGGAGACGTTCGGCGCGCCGTTGACTCCACGTTCCCGTGAACGAGGCGTAGGCTCGCCCACTCACTATGCCTGCGAGTGGCAGATGACGGAGGCGCAGCGGCTGGAAGTGCTGTCGGCGCTGGAGGGGATCACGGTGACGTGGGTGGACCGGGATCATTGGGACCCGCACAGCGCCCGGCCCACGGCCGCGGAGGTGGTTACGGAGGAAGGGTTGGACCGCCGATGATGCTGCGCGTGTGGTTGTGGCTACTGGCCGGGTTGGCCGCTCTCTGGTACCTGGTGCGGCACTGCCGAGACCTGCGTTGGCGTCGGGCCAGGCTGAAGGCCGGCTGGGGCGTCTGCGCGGGCTGTGAGCGGCGCATCAACGCATCCGTAACGCCGGGAGTGCTGCGCGGCCGTACGGATGGCGTGCGGTGGCTACGGTGCGCCGAGTGCCGGAAGGGATGGCGCTAATGCCTTTCCCTATGGCTGCGTGCCGGTTCGATTCACCGGTTGCCCTCCCCGCCGGTGATCCGCCGGACGCGCCGAGCGGCCTGGAGAGCGTGGAGTTTCCGGCGGAGAACCCCACGAACTTGATATGGGTGGACAACAGCGACGATGAGACCGGTTTTCGCCTGGAGCGGATGTTTGAGGCGCCGTCGGGGTCCTGGACACTGGTGACGGCGGCGATTGCCGCGAATGCGGAGAGCTACACGGAGGCCGAGGCGTTACCGGGGAGTAGCTACAAGTGGCGAATCCGGGCCGAAAACGCCGGCGGGGTATCGAGTTGGGTAGAGAGTGAGATCTACCTGCTGCCATCGTGAGCCGGGTTCACCTGTAGGGTCTGCGGGCTGCCTTTCGGGGCAGCCTGTTTTGTTTTCTGGGCGGAGGCGCGGGCATGCTCTACGGGGCGGATGAGATCAGGTTCCCGAAGTTCGGCGGCGGGTTGGTGCTGGACGTGGACCCGTCCGAGATCGGGGAAGACCAGGCGACCGCTGCCGAAAACGTCGACTTCGATGAAGAGGTGCTCGCCAAGCGCAAGGGGCGCGTCGTCTACAACGCCACGGCAAACGTAGCGTCGAAGGTCCGCGCCCTGCATCGGGTCTATCCGCGGGACGGCGGCGCGGGGCGCTTCCTGACGCAGGTCGGCACGGTGATCGAGGAGTGCGACGGAGCGGGGACGTTTGCCTCGGGCTCGGGCGCCGGTGCGACCGGTCTGACGGGTGGCGCGCCCGGGGACTTTGTGGGCTGGAAGGAACTGGTGTACTTCGGGAACGGCATCGACGCCGTGCGGAAGCGCGCCACTACTCCGGCCTGGACGGTGGTGGCGCTGCTCACTCCGCCAGTAGCTCCGACGCTGGCGCTCTCCCAGACGGTGCTGGAGACCTTCGACTCCAATACGGGGGGCAGCGCCTGGACGTTGGTGGGCAGCAACCTGACCCGAGCCAACGAGACCAGTATCCAGCGCGAGGGGGCGAGCGCCCTCAGCCTGACGCCGACGAACAATAACGCCCGCGGCGCCTACATCCATCGAGCGTTCTCCAGCGGTGCTACGGTGGACCTTTCCACCGCGAAGTATCTCTCGCTCTGGTACTACTCCGAGCGCGTGGGGATGGTCTTTCGCGTGGCGGTGAAGGACAACAGCGGCGCGCTCGACTTCTCCCTCTTCCCCATCTTCACGGCCACCAGCAAAGACACCTGGAAGCGTATCCTCGTCCCCCTGGACAAGATTCCGCCGGCCAACCGCACTGCGTCCACCGGTCTGGCCATCCAGTTCGTGGAGCGGCCGAACAAGGTGGACCTCTCCACCGCTTCCAACGTCTCGCTGCTGTTCGATGAGGCGCGCGCCCAAGGACCGCTGCTGGCCGATCACTACAGCTACCAGGCCACCTACGCCGAGCTGGTCACGCGGGAAGCGCAACTGATCCCCGTGCGGGAGAGCAACCCGAGCGCGGTGGCATCCATCGACGTGCCGGACACGGACGCCGCGCTGGGTATCTCCGTGACGGTGACCGGAGTCGCGGACACCACCAACAACACCCACATCCGGATCTATCGACGCCGGCGGGACGGAGTTTTCTCTCGAGCGAAGCTGGTGAAGGAGATCGCCAACCCCGGCGCGACCACGACTTCGTTCGTAGACGTCCTGGGTGACGATGAGATCTCCCTCAACGACTACCCGGACCTGGTAAGCTCCAAGATCGCGCCGCCGTTGGCCCGCACCTATTGCGCGTGTAAGGGACGGAGCTTCGCGGGTCACGTTTACGCAGATACGAGCTCATCCCCGGATTCTGCCGACACGTGGTTCCCCTGGCGGCTCTACATGTCCCGGTTCGGCTACCCGGAAGAGTTCGGTGGGGATGAAGCCCCCCTGGACCCGAACGCGCCCGGCTGGCTGGACATCGCTAACCGCGACCACATCCGGCGACTGGTGGAGTTCGACGGCGGGCTCCTGGTGTTCTGCGACCGGGCCATCTACACCCTGGAGGGCAGCAATTGGGATGACTTCGCGTTCCGGAAGCGGGCTGACGTGGGGCTGGACGCGCGCGAGGCCGTGGTGGTCACGGACCGGCTCATCTACTTCCTCGCCAGTGATGGGGTACGGATCCTGGCGCCCAATCGCAGTCAGGACGGGCTCTTTGATACGTGGGTGATCTCCGAGCCCGTGGACAGTCTCCTCCGCGCCATCCCGTATACCTACCGGCCCGATGCGTGCATGGGGCAGGATGAGCGGGGGCGCATCCTGCTTTCCATTACGGCGGCGGGTGGGACGGCGAACAGCATCGGACTGGTGTTCGATCCGACGCAAACCGGCGCCATCGCTCCGGACGCCCAGCCGCGGAGGCGGGGTTGGACCGTCTACAGCAATTGGGGCTTCTCCTGCTTCGTGACCCTCAAGCGGGGCGGCGGGGATGCAGGCCAACTCGTCGGGGGCGACGTGGTGCGGTCGCGGGTTCACTACCTGCATCGGTCGACGGTGGACGCGGCGCTGGAGCACGACGGCACCTCCACACTGGCGGAAGATATCGACACTTCCGAGACGATCTGGACGGTAGCGGACGGGACCCGGTTCGCGGTGGGGCAAGTCCTGCTGGCGGATAGCGAGCGGGTGCTCGTGACGGGTATCAGCGGCAATGACCTCACGGTGACGCGGGGCTACCAGGGAACGACCGCGGCGGCACACACGCAGTCGCCCACGACAACCGTAACGGCCCTGATCTCGTGGAGTTGGCGGGGAAAGACGGGAGACGCCGGGCCGGGCCGCACCATCGAGTGGGTGTACGTCAGCGCCCAACTGGACGCGGCGGCGAACCAGTCCGTGACGGCGACTCCGATCCTGGATAACGTCGCCTCCGCTACCACCTACACGCTCTCGCTGGGCGCGGGCAGCTCCGGGTTCGTGAACCCGCTGCAGCGGACCGGAGCGAACATCCGGGGCCGGTTTGCCGCCCTCCAGCTCTCGGGAGCGCACGCCGTGCCGCTCAAGGTGCGGAGCCTGGTGTTGGGGCACTACCTGCGATGAGCTTTGGGCGCTCCCAGGGGCAGCGCGTGCATCCGGAACGGCCATCGGCCGCAGTGCCCGCGCCCAGCCAGTCGCGGCCGTCACCTCCGCTCCAGGCGGGCGGCCTGACGGATGAGAGCGAGATCAATTTCGACCCGACAGACGGTCACAACCATGACGGCTCGGGCAGTGCCCCGGTAGACCACGACAGCCTAACGAACGTCTCGGAAGACCAGCACCACGACAAGCAGCACAACCTCTGGGACAGCGCGCACCACGGGGACGTGACCGGCACGCCGGCCAACGGGGATATTCCGTACCGGGACACGACCTGGAAGCGGCTACCGAAGTCCACGAACGGGTTCTTCCTCTGGCTGGCGTCCGGGCTTCCGGCCTGGGTGCAGCTTGCCTTCAGTCACATCACGGGCGCGATAACCGACGCCCAGCACGGCGCCCTAACTACCAGTTCCACCCATGGCTTGGGAGGGGATGCTTCCGGCACCACCGCGGCGGTGACCGTGGACAAAATCAAAGGGGTGACGGCGCCGACGCCGGTATCCGGCGACGATGAGAAGCTGTTCGTCTACGATCACGGAACGACGGCCTGGGTGTTGCGGGCGCTGGCCGGGGACGTATCCGGCGGAGCGGCAGCCGTCAGCGTGGACAAGGTCAAGGGAAAGTCGGTCACGACGCCCGTCGATCCGACGCACACCGGGCAGTACCTCAAGTTCGACGGCACGGGCCTGACGTGGGACGATCCGCCCGGCGACGGCGGCACCGGGAGTGACGGCAGCGACCACAATCTGTTCGACCACGCGGACACGACGGGGACGCCGGCCGAAGGCGATCTCATTTACCGGAACGGCTCCAGCCAGTGGGCGCGGCGGGCCATTGGTTCGGCGGGTGCGTTCCTGCGGGTCGTGGCGGGCCTACCGGCCTGGGCTTCGGCTGCGTTCAGCGACCTGACGGGCGCGATCACCGACGCCCAGCACGGGGCGTTGACTACCAGCTCTACCCACGGGCTGGGCGGGGACGCTTCCGGGACTACGGCCGCGGTGGCGGTCAACAAGGGCAAGGGGATCACTTTCCCGGCGCCGGGTGCGGGGGACAACGCGAAGGTCCTACAGTACGACCACGGCGGCACCCAATACGTGCTGGCCAGCGTGAACTCCCTGGCGACTTCCATCGCGATTATCCAGGCGTGGCGGCGTAGCCAGATCCAGAATGCGGCCACGTCGAAGGGTGAGATGCCGCAGCTCGACGGGGTGGCGTCCGGGCTCTCGATGCTGCGCTCGGGCCGCATCGTGGGCGTGGTGCTGGACGTGGAAGCGGACATGTCCAACACGGTCACGGACTGGTTCGAGGTGGAGGTCTACAAGCGCACGCCCAGCGCTTCCATGACCTGGGCGGCGACGGGGGTTTCCGCGCGACTCATGGCCACGGCGGGCGCCGCGGATGTCAACGCGAGCGGGACGGGCTCGGTGTCGTTCTCCGCGCTCGATCAATTGACGATCTACGATCAACGGAACGGGATGGGTAGCTCGGTGCTGGGAGTCAAGGCGACGGTCTATCTGGTGTTCGATTAGGAGGTGCGGGATGTTCGGCAACAGCTTTGGGGGTGGTGCTGCGCGCAAGCCGCGGTTGACGGAGATGTTGGGCTTCGGGCCGCAGGCAGGCGGGGCGGGTCCAGTTGCGCCCGCGGCCCCGAGTGCCCCGGCGGCGCCGGTGGCGCGTACCGCGACGGCGACGGCGCCAGCCGTCCCCGCGCAGGACGGGGCCGCGCAAATGGGCTCCTACGGCGGCGGTGGTCGGCCGATGCGTGGCTTCAACCCGGAGAAGGTCCAGCGGCGCATGGGCCGGCTGGCGTGGGAGAATGCCCAGCGGGCGCAGGGGCCGCTCTGGGACAGCATCCAGGGCATGTTGGACTATGGCTCCAGCGAGAACCGCGCCGCCGCCCTGGCGCCCGAAATGGAGGCCATCGGGCGGTTCGAGGACCGGGCGGTGGGGCAGTCGCTGGCGTCAATGGTCGGCCGGGGGCTGGATGAGAGCAGCTATGGCGGCGCGGTAGAAGGCACCATTCGGAGCGGGGCCAACGAGCAGCGGGCCGGGGCGGTCCGGAACCGGATCGGCACGGAGCAGGCCGCCCAGGCGGCGAACGCCGCCTTCCTCTCCGCGATCCAGAGCGGCAACATGGACGCCGCCCAACGGATCGTGGAGAGTATGCGACAGGCGGACCTGATGCAGCAGCAGATAGACGCCCAGAACAGCTTCGGCTGGGGGGATCTGGGCAGTCTGATCGGCGGCGCGGCCGGGATTGGGTTTGCGGGTGGGTGGAAGCCGTTTAAGCCAACTGCGGACTAACGCCAGGTGCCTGATGCTACGGGCTTGCCGAGGTCGGACTTGAAGCGGTATATGCGCCCGTTGTCTAGCACGAAGATACCGGACATGTCGCTCGAAACGAAGACCTTGGCATCTATCTCCTGGCCTGCCGGACTCTCGGGGGCTGCAAACGCGGGGGCAGGCGCGGACCGGAGCAGCAGCCCCACGAGGGCGGCGGCGATGACGGTCAGGACGGTCTTAAGGTAGAGGTCGGTTTTCATTCGAGTCTCCCTGGTTGATGCTAAATGTTGGAAAGAACCATTCCAACGATCCAAATGACTAACGCGGCATTGACGACGGCGCGGCGGCTATGCAGTCGAAAGACCGCAAATGATCCAAAGATTTGCCCGCCTGCCAGGACGATGTAGGCAAGGTTACACACGCCATAACCGAGGGCTTGTGTCCACGGAATCCCAAGCCAGGGACCTTTAGCATTAGCCCCAATGCATACAGTGTGGCATTCAGCGGCAGGAGCAGCGATAACGCGCTCACGCAAGGGAATCGGCGTTTCCTGCATGTATCCGACGAAGGCGGGCGCTGGCTCATCGCGTCCCCACAACATCTGCATCCCCTGTGAAACGGTTTATGCGTAACAGGTACCCTTTCGAGTGCCCGTAGCGGTAGGGCGTGGGCCAGACGAACACGATGAACACCGCCACAGCCAAGCCGATGAGTAGGCGCTTCAGCACTGCCCAGGCCTTCGCCCAGGTAATCAGCGGTTTGGATGCTTCGGCCGGTGGCTCGTCGTCCAGATAGAGCGGCTTCAGGGCCTTCATTGGTAGACTCCACGTGAGGGAACGGTAATCCAGTTCCGAACGGTTCGGTGGTGGTGGGGCGGGAGTCCTGCCGTAGCAGGGTTCACTGTCCAGCCTGTAGAATGGGTAGGCGCCGGGTAGAATTACACTACGATGCCCACGACTACGACAGCTGACAGAATTCGAGACCGCGAGAACAGTCCGACGAGGCCCGCCGCTGGGGCCTCGTCGGCATATCGATGGGTGCTGCTGTCGAGTCCACTTGTCTCGCTTTTAACTGTGCTCCTCGCCGCAGTCGCTACTGTGGTCATAGCGCACATTGGGATTAGTGATGGGAGATCCAGGTGGGAGCTAGGGCTCGCCGGACTGGTGATCGCTGCGATCTGGGCGCTGATTTCTGTCCAAAGAGAGAATCGCGTTCGGCGGATTTGGCACAGTGAATTCACCGACATAGATGATGGGATGGGGGCCTGGGAAGATCGGACTGAGGATTTCAAGTGGGCAGTTTCGCTATTGCGGGGACTGCCCGGCCTGTCTGACGCAGACAGCCAACGTTTTCTTCACGCCTTAATCACACGTGGGCTCGGAATGCCGCTGGAGCGCTACCCCGATGATATTGTCGAACGATTCGCGGCGCTAGCGCTGGCTGCCGAAGCGAGGGACTTGGAGCGGTCCAGGGAAGCCATCGCAGCACGTGCCCCACTGTCACGAGCGGGCGTAACGGCGCCCAGAACGATCTATAAGCGTCTCGGACGCACTCGCCCTTCGACGGCGCTCGGGATGGCGCAAGCGTTTGACGTTACCGGCTCATTGGCAGATGACCTGCTACCGCTCAACCCCGAGGAGTCGGCAGCCCGCGATTGGCACGACCTGGGAACCGACCTCAGCGCGTCCGTCTCCCACATCAGGCGTGCTTATCGTCTCCGAACGCCAAAGCGAGCCAGCCGTGAGTGAAAGTCCGCCCAGTGACGGTCAGCGAAATGCGGCCAGCACAGTCCCGGCCGAGTTGGTTGACGGCGAACCGGAACTGCTTACGCGCCCGGTGAGGTCTGCAAGTCGCCGTGTGATCCAGGGGCATGTCAACACCCACTCTGGCCCGTTGCCGCCTGCCGAGCTGCTGGCGGCATACGAGGAAGTCTACCCAGGCGCCGCGCAGTTGATGTTCGAGGACTTCCGCGAACGGTCCGCGCACAATCGAGACCTCGAAAAGAAACTGGTCCACGCCGATATAGCGCGCGCCAATCGCGCGCCGTTGTTTTCCATTGTGGTCCTATTGGCAGCGATCGGCAGCGGAACGTGGTTGGGGCACTTCGAGCACACCGCGGCGGCGATTGCTGCCTTTGGAGTAGCAGGGACCTCTGCCGCTACCATCTTCATTACTGGGGTCCGAGCCAAGCAAAAGCAGGACGCCGCCGAGAAGGACTCGGTTAACAGAAGCGCAGCGGTCACGGTCCATCAAGAGGACCGTCAAGGATAAGCAATCGCGCCACCCGTCTCCCAGGCCACCCTTCACCGGGTGGCCTTCGTCGTTTCTGCCCCTTCGAGGTAACGAAATGTTCCAGGCACCACAACTTGCTCCCCGTCGAAAAATGGGCTTTCTGGCCGGGCTCCTTTCCGGGGTGACCCAGGCCGCGCCGGGAATCCTCGCGAACCGTCGCGCCGACGAGCAGGAGGCGTACCAGCGCCGCCAGTTCGAGACGGCGAAGGCGGAGCGGGAAGAGAATCAGGGGTATGAGCGGGAGCAAACGCGGCGCGGGCAACTGATGGCGCTGTTGCAGGGGCTGAAAAGCACGAACAGCTTGGACGCACCCGGCATCACGGCGGCCCAAGCGGAGGTGCTGCAGGACGGCGCGACGTTGGGGGACGCGGAAGCGTCCGCCGTGGTGCCGCAGTTCTCGACCGCTCCGGGTAGCCAGGCCACCGGCCCGATTCCCTACAAGCCGCGTCAGTTTACCCTGTCCAGCCTGCTCAAGAACAAGAGCGATGCGGAGATCGCCGCCGAGGATCGGCTGCGCGGGATCGAGACGCAGAAGGCGGAAGCGCTCCTCCGCGACCAGCAGGCTCGGCAAGACGCAGAGCGTCACGACGCCTCGATGCGGGCGTTCGCCGGCCAGGAGCGGGACCGGAACCTCGCGTCCCATCGGGGGATGCTGGGCGACTTCAAGAGCCTCTACGCGGGGCAACCGGGAGCCCTGGCGAAGCTGTTCGAGCGCGGGACGCAGTTGGAGCAAGGCGGAGTGCTGCCGAGCGGCAAGGACCTGCCGGCACTGCCGGTGCCGACTCCGGGATTCCCGGGCAGTGTCTCCACGCCGCAGCAACTGCCAAGCATTGTGTCCGGGCTGGAACTGGGAAAGACCGACGCCGAGTTGGCCCGAGAACTGGCGCAGACCAACACATCGCGGGGCGTGCTGGCGAACCTCTACGGAGCGCAGGCGGCGCGGCACCAGGACCCGGGAGCGTTCGCGGCCGTGATCGAAGGGGCGCTGTCCGGCAACCCGGTCAATCAGCGCACGGAGCTCGCGCTGCCTTTTGGCGCGATGGGGATTGGGGCGCCCGGGGGCATTCCGCTTACGCTGCCGTCCCTGCTGGAGCGCGCGCGGCTCAACAACCCCACGTTGGACGACGTGAACTTCGGCCAGCAGAAGGCGATTCTCGGTCTCAACCAGGGGTTCGAACGGGAGATGCTCGGCGTGCGGAATGCGGGGCAGGCCGGCAAGCTGGGGCTGGAGGAACGCGAGTTCGGTCACCGCGTGCGCATGGATAATGAGCGGCTAGGGCTCGACCGCCAGAAGCTGGATCTGGAGCGGTCCGCGCAAGGGAGGCAGCTCCCGCCGTTGCTTCAGGTGGAGTACGACGCTACGAGAAAGCGCCGTGAATTACTGGAAGGGCAGATTAACAAGCTTCAGGCTGACAACCTCAAGGGGTCCAACGACGCGCTGATCCAATCGCTTCAGCCGCACCTACAGGGCTTGCTTGCCCAGGAGCAGGCCATTCTGGGGCGGGCTTCGGGTGGCAGCGCTGGTTCATCTGGCTCGGGAGGTGTGCCTTCGTTCTCCACGTACGAGCAGCTACTCCAGACTGTGCGAGAGGACTTCAAAGCGGCCGGGTTAACGCCAACGGTCCAAGAGGTGAAGCGTCGAGCTAATCAAGCGATTCGAGAGAGTCGAGTACGGATGGTGAAATGAGCATCTTCACACCTGAAGAATTGAAAGGGACCGGCGGATCTACCCGCCGGTCCCTTATTTTTTCGCCCGACGAGCTGCGAGAGCCCGCAACCCCGACTGCCCTCGACCTGTTTGACGACATCGACGCGACGGCCCGACGCCACGGGCTGCGCGAGACCTCGGGTCTCCGCTCGCCGGAACACAACCGGAAGGTGGGCGGCTCGCCGCGGTCGTTCCACCTGTCTGCCGACGAGCAGGGCCGACCACTGGCGCGAGACTTCGCGGGAACGCCCGCGGCGATGCAGGCGTTCTATGCCGAGTTGAAGCAGCGGCGGGGCGGGGATCTGGCTGAGCTGATTTACGGCACGGCGGACCATCGAGACCATGTGCATACGGCTCGGGCACGCAGCGCGAAAGGGTCAGCGAAGGCGTTCCTCGACACTGCGCTCGGCGCGGCACCACCAAAGGCGCCGCGGGGGCGCCCGCAATGGACCGCTAACGCACCAGGCTTCGAAAGCTCGGCGCAGTTCGTGCAGCGGAACCTCGGCGATCCGGCGGGGATCACGCCGCGAGTTGCGAAGGGCACGCTGCCGGCGCGTATCGAGCAGAAGATGCAAGCGGCGCGGCAATACCGCTACGCGGGGCCGGAGACGTTCAACCCGGTTACCTGGGACGTGCATCGGACCCGTGAGCCCGGGGAGCTGGCCGTCGATTACCTGGGCGGGGCGTTCCTGTCGGTGACCGAGGGCAAGCGGAATGAAGCGCGGGCCGGGTTCGAGGATAAGGAGCGGGCCGGCTCGGTCGTGCCGCCTCCGCTCCTCTCGAAGGATCCGGCGCAGAAGGCCGCGCAGCTCCAAGAGATCCAGGCGGTCCAGCCGGCGTTCCGCCAGTACGTGAAGCAGGTGATGGATGGGCTAACGCACGTCTACACCTTCGAGCACGCGCAATTTGCCGACCAATTGAGCCAGGCCCGGACGCCTGAAGAGCGGCTTGCCCTGGAGCGGAGCTGGACGGGCCGGCGGGCTAACTTGCTCCAGACGTGGTTGGGCAAGCTCGGACGAGATCAGGTCCGGCAGGCGTTGTATCGGCAAGGCGTCACCCTCACGAAGCTTCAGAAGGATGCCCTCGACAGCGCCGCGGACTACGAGACTTACCAGGGGCTGCCCGGAGAGGGTGCGGCGCGGGCGCTGGTGCTCGACAACACCATCAGTTTTGTCGCCGACCGGCTGGGAGCGGGGCTAGCGGCCAAGGTCATTGCCGCCAACCCGGGCGTGAAAGGTGGCGCGGCGCGGGTTCTCGGCGGAGTAATCGAGGGAGCCGCGGGCGGCGGCATCCAGCAACCGGCTGCAGCGCTCGCGGGAGGTGAGCGGGACCCGCGCGCCCTGGCGCAGGAAACCGCGGTGGGGGTGCTGTTCGGCGCGTTGGGCGGCGGCGCGATCTCCGGCGCGCCGCTGGTGGCCGGCGAGGCTCGCCACCTGATCCGTGGACAAGGCAACCGGGAAGCGTCGCGTCTGGCCGATGAGCTGGGGCAGTTGACTGCGGGCACGCCCCAGGTGGCGCCAGGGCTCCCCACGCGGGTGTTCACCAGGCAGGCCGAACAGGACCTGGCAGCAAAAGCCCAGCGCAATGCGCGGTTTCCATCCGCAACCCCGGAGCCTGAAGGCACGTGGGAGCGCTATCGGCTGGGGAACGGCCGGGAAGCATTCCCGAAGGCCAACGCACAGAAGCGGGCGGCCGCCGTCCAGAAACGCTATCCGGGCGTGCCGGTCCGTGTCCGACCGCTGGATGACGGCACCCACGCGGTGGAGCTGTTCTATCCAACGGTCAACGGCGAGGCTCCGACCCCGGCGCCTGCTGCTGCCGGTCCAGTCAAAGTAGGTGACCTGGTGCGGGTGGCGACACTGCCCGAGCAGGGGTTCGCGCGCGTTATGGCCGTCCAGGGGAAGCGCGCGGAACTGGAGTTCTCCCAGAAGCCCAACCAGAGCGGCGCGAAGGTCACCGCGGACCTGGGACAACTCGAACGGATCACGCCACCGGAGGGGACTACGGTACGCGGCCCGAAGCCGGTTACGCCGGGGCAGGTAGAGACGCGCGCGCCCGTACTGGAACTGGAACAGGAGCTGCGACGGGCGTTTCTCGACCAGGATCGCGCGGGCTTCGTCCAGGCTGCGAATGGTCTTCAGGCGCTCGGCATTCCAGATGAGCAGATTCGTACGATGGCCCGCGCTGCGGTCAGCGGCGGCAAGCCCGCTACGGCTGCTGTGAAGTCCAACCTCACGCTCCCCGAGCTACCACTCAAGCCGCCGACCCCCATGCCGTCGGGACAGGATTCGTCTGCGACGGGGGCCGGCAACGAGCCCTGGCAGATGAGCCGGGCGCAACTCACGGCCGAGCGAGATACGGTGGGGCGGGATACCATCGGGTCTCGCTACCTGTACCACGTCAGCGAGGCGCCTCAGCCGGACGGGCTCCGCGCCGCCCCGCTGGGGATCGAGGAGTCGCCGGTGGTCTGGCTTTCGCCGGATCGCCCCTCCGGTAGCCGGACCGGGCACGTGTACGCGGTGGACCGCAGCAAGGTCTCGGAGAGTGCGGTCCGGCGGGCCAAGAACGGCTACTCCTGGCTGGTTCACGAGGGGGACATCCCGGCCGACGCGTTTACCTATCTGGGCGAGCGGTCCACCCTTTCGGAGCCGTTCGACCTTCATCGGCAGTTCGTGAGCCAGGCATTGGCGGCGGGTAAGGACGTGCCGGCCGCGGTACTGGCTGACTATCCCGACCTGGCGAAGAAACCGCCGACCGCTGTGCAGCCTGGCGTCCGCATCACGAAGCGGGGCCACGCCATACTTCCCGGCGGGGAGCGGGTGCGGACCCCTGACGTGGACCTGGTGGGCGATCTGGCGGCGCTGCGGAGTGACCGCAGCCACCTGTCCAGCTACACCAGCGAGGCGGAGCTGCGGGACGCGGTAGGCCGAATCCGCTGGGAAGAAGCCAATCAGCGATTGGAGTCCGAGCCGGGCCGAAGCGTGGCGGAGGCGGCGCTGGAGCGTCGGGAAGCAGCCCTGGCACGCGAAGAGGCTGCAGGGCAGAGGCAGGTCGCCCAGACCAGCGAGGCGGCACACGAGGGAGGCCGACCGCTGGTGCAAGGGGCGGCTTCGCAAGGGCGCCGGGTCCAGTGGCGGGACCCCGACACCAAGCGTGTCCATCGCTATTACGAGCTGTCTCCGGACCTGACCGACGCCCAGCTCGACCGGATCTACCAGGAGGTACGCACCAGTGCGCGCGAAGAGCGGTCCTATCCCACGCCGAACAGCGCGGGCCACTCCCTGCGCGATCTGATCACCCAGGAGCGGTATCTGCCGGCCGGCGCGGCGCGGCGGACCGACGTGGTGCTGGGGATGGACGACCCGAACCCGCAGCCGTCCCGGCGCGCGGTCACGCATCAGGTGGGGGAGCGAGTATCCGGCAAAACCACCAGCGGTTACCGGGTGGAGGGAACGCTGAAGGAGCCGCATTCACGCCGTTCCGTAGTGGTCCGGGACGACGGCGTGGAGGTCTTTGTCGACAACCGCACCCTGGAGACGCCTGGGCCGAAGACGCGGGCCGACGTGGAGATTCCGGCCGAGCTACCGGAGCGGTTGCGGGGGCTCTACGACGAGGCGCAAGCCCGTAGAGACCAGAACCGCACGGAGGAGTACTGGACGGTCACGGACGCGGAGGCGGATGAACTGAAGTCCCAGCTCGGCGGGCTAGATCTGACGGGCCGGAAGCGACGCATTAGCCTGGAGTTCCTGCGTCACGGTGAGAGGCGCCATGGGGCAGGGCAGGAGTCTGGCGGGGGACACCTACCGGTCACCGCGGACGATTTTGCCCGGATCCCTGACGTGGTGGCGAACTACGACCTGGCTTACCCCGGCGGAGTCGTGCATGGTCGGCAGCGCATCGTCTACCAGAAGCGGATCAACGGCCACGTCTTCCTCGTGGAGGAGATGGTGGGCGAAAAGTCCCTCGACGCAGTCACCGTGTGGAAGCGCGCAGCGGGGAGTAAAAAGGGAGCCAGTGGGTCTTCCGACCAAGGCGGGAACCCTCCGGTTACAGAGGGGTCGGTTCCGCCTTTCACTGGCGCTTCCAATTTACCCGAAGGGACCGCGGGCGTCAACTCGGAGCCCGAGGTCCTGGGGGCCACGCTGGGTGCGCCCAAGCGGAAGATTCCGGCCACGCCGCGCATTCCCGTGGCGCCTATCGCTGGCGGCAAGGCGAAGCCGCTGAATGATATTCTGCTGGACCTGGGGCGGGTCCTGGGGCGGCGGGTGCAACACGGAAAGATGGGGGCGCGGCGGCGAGTGGGCGAGTACCACGCCTCGTCTGGGCGGACCGTCGTCCGGTTCCACGGTGACCTGGACACTGCGGCACACGAGGTGGGACACGCGCTCTCGGATGATCCGCGGGTGGTGGGCACGTGGGTCGATGACCCGGCGCCCAGCCCGTATGACGCGGAGTTGGCGAAGTTCTGGGACCATGGGACGCAATCTCCGGACCTGGACGTGAAGCGCAAGGAAGGGATCGCGGAGTACGTGCGGGCCTACGTGATGGACCCGGCAGCGGCAGCGGCGGCGGCGCCCTCCTTCCACGCTCACTTCAAGAGCGCGGTCCGTCCGGAGGGGATGAAGGCGCTGGATTCCTTCTCTCGGGACGTCCGGACCTGGGCGGGCGCACCGGCCGGAGAACGGCTGCTATCCAACGTGCGGCGGACCCTGGACGAGCCAGGCGTAACCGCCAAAGCGCGCGAGTTCGTGAAAGGCCGCGGGGATACGGAGTTCGAGGTGACCGGGCTGGACCGCATCCAGTCGCAACTCCTGGATGCCATGCACCCGGTGTGGAAGGCGATCCGGCAGGGGAAGGAGTGGCGACAGATTCCCGTGCCGCGCACGGTGAAGGAGGCGGTGCAGGTCCTGCCGCTGCTGGCGCCACACGCCGACCCGGAGCTCCGGTTGCGGAACTTCGCGGGCGAGGACGCGCGGATTGACCGAATGATCCGCTCCGGGCCGGTGACGCCGGACAACAAGCCGGTAGCGGGGCTGGAAGGCGGCTTCCGTAAGCTGCTGGAGCCGTTCGACAAGTCCAGCGAGACGGCCCTGTTGCGGGACCTGGACGACACCCTCAAGCTCATGGTCGCGCAGCGAACCATCTGGACGGCGGTGAAGGCCGGGCAGAAGAGCAAGCGAGTAACAGGGGCCGGAGGCGGGATCGAGAACGACTACGATGGCGCCGTGCAGACGATGCGTGAGCTGAAGGCCAACCCGGCGCAATTGAAGAAGGCCGAGGCGGGCGCGAAGCTGTACCGGAAGTGGTCCGAGTGGCTCCTTGACTACATGGCGGAGGCGGGCAGAATGACGCCCGAAGTGGTCCAGGAGATCAAGGCGAACAACCCGTTCTACGTGGATCTTCACCGCGTACTCGACCAGCAGGGGGTGGAGGTAAGCGCACCCGGGGGCGTTTCGAAGAAGGTCGGAGTGGTGGCGCAGGTCGTCCACAAGTTCCGCGGCAGTACCCGGCTGATTGAGCATCCCTATGTCAACCTGCTGAAGCAGACGCAACAGGTGATCCGGGAGGCTGACCGCAACCAGGCGTTGCGGACGCTGGTCGATCTCTTCCACGAACCCCGAAGCCTGGGGCAGGGCGAAGCGACACCGACCTCGGACGTGCTCTATCCCGCCCAGCCGGGGGACAAGAACGCGCTCAAGGTGTACCACAAGGGCAAGGAGCGGGTGTGGGGCTTCCAGGAGGATGTATTCGAGGCGCTGAAGGGGTGGGCGGACAACACGGACGCCCCCAACCCGTTCAAGGCCATCGCCAGCGTCCAGCGGAACTTCATCACCAAGAGCCCGTGGTTTGCGGCCCGGAACCTCGTGCGGGACACTTCGGCCCGCCTGGTGCAGAGCGACGTGGGGAGCGGGCTGCTGGGGCTGGCGCGCGGCGCGACGGGCAAGGACCTGGCGGCGCTGGAGCTGGGCGGCGGCGCGCAGTTCGGCCACTACATGCGGGACGCCAGAGCTTACTATACGAAGCTCGATCACGTCATCCGGGAGGAGGTGCAAGGCGGCAAGAACATCGTCCTGCATTCGGGCCGGATCGCCGAGGGGCTTGACCGGCTCTTCGAGCGGGGGGAGTTGTCCAACCGACTCGCTGAGTATCACGCGGCCTACGAGCAGGCGACGAAGCAAGGGATGAGCGACTTCGACGCCCAGCTCTTCGCGGCGAACAAGGCGCGGGATCTCCTCGACTTCGCGGTGGCCGGCTCGGTGGTGAAACGGATCAACCAGTACGTGCCGTTCACTAATGCCCGGATCCAGGGGCTGAGGCGAATGGCCCGGACGATGAAGCAGGACCCGAAGGGCTTTTTGCTCCGGTGGTCGCTGTACGTGGCGTCACCGACCATCGCGGTGTGGACCTGGAACGCCAGCCAGGGGAAGGATGCGGTGGAAGAGTACCGTCAGCTTCCGGACTACCAGCGGGACATGTTCTTCGCCTACAAGGTCGGCCCGAACCGTTGGGCCCTGGTGCCGAAACCCCACGAAATGGGGGTCATGGCGGCGGCCGTGGATCGGGCGATCGATCGGGGGCTGGGGAACAAGAAGGGGTTCGAGGGTTACGGTCCGAGTGGGGCGCACCCGAAGGATTGGGGCACGTTCATCAAGGCGTTTATGCCGGTGGATGAGAGCGCGTTCATTCCCTCGGCCATCCAGCCCGTTGCGGAGGCGTTGACCAACTACGACCTGTTCCGGAACCGGCAGATTGTGCCGCCGCACGAGGTGGGTCTAGAAACACCGCGCCGGAAGGGTACCTCGCACGCCTCGCGAGTGGGGCTCTTGCTGCAGAAGGCGTCTCGCCAGTCCTGGGACGCGCGCACGGTGGACCACCTGATCACCGGCTACCTGGGTGGCTGGGGGAAGCTGGGGCTGGACGCGAGCGACTTCGGGCGTGAGGACAAGCGGCGGGATCCCGTGGTACAGGTGGGGAACACGCTGGTGGGGATGTTCAGCGAGTCGCCGGCTTCCGCGGCGAAGGACGTGCAGAAGGCGCGGGAGCGGGCGAGCGCTATCGGGATGAGCGGCAACCGGCACGTGCGGGGGCTTTCGGAGCTGCTGGAAGACACCTACACTGCGAAGACGCCGCGGGAACGGGATGCGGCTGCACGTAGAGCGCGGGAGTACGGAACGACGCTGCGTGAGTTGCTGGATGGGGTGAAGTAGGCAGGCCTGAAGCCCAGTTGCCGCCGGTGGTCCTTGCGATCACCGGCGGCTTCGCTGCGTACACCTGACATCCGCGACGGAATAAGCGAACATTCGTTTTATGTCGCGCCGTCCGATCATCTTTACCTTGCCGCCCGAGATCGAGGCAGAGTTAGTGCGGTACGCCCGGGATGCGCGGCGCTCGCCCTGGACCGTCCTGGTCGAAGCCGTGGCGGCCCACGTCGACTACACGCAGCCCGCGGGGTTCGTGTTCGTGCTGGGGCTCCAGCTCGATCTCCACGCCAACGGGCAGTATCACCCTACGGAGAACCTGCCGACCGGGCTCGCCATCGATTCGAACCAGCTCACCCAGCAGCTCTGGGAACGGCTGCGGGATGAATACGGCGCGCGGATCCACTGCACCATTCCGGGGTTGTTGGAAGCGCTGGAGTTCGAGGAGTGACCCAGGAATCGCCGGGTGCATGTCCTAACCATCAAGAGAGCGAGGGTAGGACTGATGGCACTATACGGACGTACGGCGGTCAGGGCGGCTCGCGCCTGCGCTGCGGATGCGGGGTTGTCGCCGCGGACGGCGTGGGCGGCGGCTTTGAATCTAGAGACCCCCAACCATCCGGCTCGACAGAACAATGGCGCGCGTACGGTGTTCCTCGCGCTTTGCTGGGCGGGGCTGGTCCGCGGGGTGAGTGAGGCGGGGATCGTCCAGGCGGGCAATGGAGAACGGGCGCTCCAGATGGCCGTGCTGGTGCGCTCGGAGCCACGTCTGACCCGGGGTCAGGTCTGGCGGCGGGTAGCGCCCGGCGTCACACCCAACGAACAGGCGGATGTGGTGTTCGCGCTACACGAGGCGGGGTTGCTGTTGGAGGGCGGAGCCTGAGCCTGGCAAATCAGACGCCCGGGTCCTCGGCTTCCTTCGCCTGCTCGTCAGCCGCCTTCTCCGCGGCCATCTTCGCAAGCAGTCGGCGCACCAGGGGCAAGGCCAACTCGGCGAACGTCGGCGCATTCGGATCGGTGTTGAACTGGTCCGGTAGGCGGGTGATCTGGGGGCGGCGCGCACTCAT